GAAAGTTCCGTCACCAGTCCACCCCCTCGCACGCATACCGAGCATCACGCTCAAAGGTCTGGAAGCTGCGACCCTTCACCGTCATCTGACGACCAACAAGACGCGCATGCCGAGTCACCGTCACACGCACCCCATTCGGCAACTCAGGCGCACTCAGCGGCAACCGCAAATCCGTCGGCGTCTTACCCGCGAACGCAGCAGCCGCCTCAACCTCAGACGCCTGCACATTCACACGCTGCAGACGACACCGACCCTCATACAGCACACGCCACGACACGACGTCCTGCAACGTGTCCGGGTCCGTCACGACACCGCCAGGCACCTCGACGCGGCACTCATCGACCATGAGGGACTCAGACAGTGCGCGCAGGTCGGAAACGCCGGCCGCGACGTCACCCGCGACCCAGCCGAGGTCGCTCATCGCCAGCTCCCTGCGTACGGGATGCTGCCCGACCACCCGCCGGAGAGGTCAGGCTCGTCGAGCCCGAACATGCCCCACAGGTCATCGTCGATGGCGACGCGCCCCGCTGACTCGCTCACGCGCCGAGACACGCGAGCATCGTCGAGGGCCACGTCGTACTGCGCCGCGCCGCTCGGGTTGCGAGCGTGCGCAACGACAGCAAGGCGCGTGAGCGCCGCGAGATCATCGGGCGCCAGCGTCACCCCGAGCTTGTCGATGCGACGCTGGATGAGCCGTTGCGCGTCCGACACCCACAGATCGAGCTGCGCGTCGGTGAGCGCGGAGGCGCCGCCCAGCTCCGTCTTGATCTGCTCGATCACGTCAGCCATAACGACGCCCCCTCACTCACTCGCTCTTCGCCTTGCGCGACGCCGGCTTTGCTTCCGGCTCGGGCGCATCCCAGAACCGGGCAGGGATCTTCTCGCCCAGCTCCGAGGTGCGCTCCGTACCGACCGGGTAGACGACACCGTCGGCGAGCACGGTCTCGATCAGCCGCGCACCCATCAGGCGCCCAGGACGCCGCGCACGATCGTGAGCTGCGTCGGGTCGTCGAGAACCGGCATGCCGAGCGCCGCGCCCTTCACGGAGCGACGAACCGGGTTGTCGCTGCCGAGCGTGATGATCGTGATGCCCTTCGCGATGTCCGACGTCAGCGCCGTCGCGCCGTTCGGCTGAACGCGCTGCGTCTGCTGCACGGCCTCCTGCGTGATGCCGAGCTGCGTCTGACCGACCGGGTCAGTCGCCGACGGCAGGAACACGACGGTGCCCTCGGGCAGCACACGCGAACGCGTGCCGTCGACGTTCGACAGGACGCGGTCGTACGTGATGATGTCCGGCAGCCCGTTGTCCGCGAGCCACGCCGACAGCGCAGCCTGACCGACCGGCGCCTGCGGGTACTTCGCGGCGATACCCGCGAGGAGAACCGCACGCACCTTGCGCGTCGTGAGGATCGCGCCGGCGTCGATGCCAGCCTCCTCGCCGTGCGTGTTGCCGGCGGCGAACAGGTTGTCGAGCGCATCCGCGGGCGTCCACGCCGACGCGGCCGTGATGTTCTGCTTCGCCGAGACGCCGAAGTCGACCTCGTGGACGACACCGTCCTCGGCCTGCAGGGACACCTTGCCGGTCGACAGGAGCTGACCGCGCATCAGCTCGAGCGTGTTGTCGATGGCGAGCGCAGCCTGACCGGCGGCGGCGTCGACGGTGGGCTGCCAGTCGACGGGGATGCCGGCGAGCTGCTTCGCCATGACCATCTCGTTGGTGAGGTCCTGCTCGGACAGGTCGATGATCGGCGTGATCGCGGGCAGGTCGCCCTTGACCTCGACGATGCCGGGGCGCCGGATCGGCGTCGCGGGCGCGTCGATGGCGCGCACCGGGACAGCCTGGTCGAGACGCTTGCGGCGACCGAGGCGGTAGCTGACGGCGTCGACGGCCGTGTTCGGAAGGAACGTGGCGAGCGAGTTGCGCGCATCGCGCAGCTCGCGGGCGGCCAGGATCGTGGGCCGCAGGTCGGGAACGAGATCGATCATCTGCATGATGTGTTCCCTCCTCTCAGTTGATGAAGTTGATGGCGGTCAGCGACTGCTCGGCGGCGACGTCGTGGCCGGCGGGCAGGTAGCGACGGTCGACGGGGCCACCACCAGTGGCGACCGCGACGAGGTGCTTGCCCGGCGTGACCTTGAAGTCGTTGACGAGAATGCCGGCGGACGGCTTGCCCGCGTCGCGGGGGCCGCTAAGCTTCGTCGACGCATCCGCCTTGCCGATGTGCGTGCCGGACGGGACGACGGTGCCCGCAGGGAACTTGCTCCCGTCGAGCGTGACACCGTTGGTGTCGAGCGCGAGGAAGTTGCGAGCCCAGCGGCGATCGCTCTCGTTGTACTCGGTGCGCGTAGGCGCGAAGTTGGACACTGCTTTCTCCTTTGGTTGAGGTGTCCTGGAGGGGGCGGTGTGCGGCTTCGCGCCTCAGCACCGTGGAAGGTCAGGCAGCCGCGCCCTTGTGGACGCCGGCTGCGGTCTGCATGCGCGCGAGGGATTCCTTCACGCGCTCGTCGATGGACGGGGCGGATGCTCCGCCACCGAACGGGGCGCCAGGCATCGGGGTGCGCGGCGCATACGCAGGCTTGACGAGGTGCGGCTTCTCCGCCGCGACACGCTCGAGCTCGGCCACGATCTTCGACTGGTCGGGCGCACCCGAGCCGTCGGTGAGCTGCGTCAGATCGAGGTGCGGCATGACGTCGCTGACATCGTGGAAGCGAGCCGCTGCGGTCGTCGTGACGCTCTCGCGCACGCGGGCGGCGAGCTGCTCGGCCTGCCACTGCTGCTGGCTCTCCTGCACGGGCGCGAGCGCGGCCTGCACAGCGGCAGCGATGCGCGCCTCGAGGTCATCGCCCTTCGATGCATCCTTGGCGGCCTCGCCCTTCTCCGCGCCCGTCTTCTGGGCCGGGGGGGAAGGCTTCGGCTTGCGCGCCTCGGCGAGCTGCGCCTCGAGGTCGGCTCGGGCCTGCCTCTCACGGACGAGGGCCTGCTTGCCGGGGTCGCCGAGCGCGTCCCACTCGGCGTCGCTGACGCCTTCGGGCTTCTCGACGGGCTGCTGCTCGTTGCTGTGGTCGTTCGTCATCGTGTTCCTCGAATCGCTCTCGGTGAAGTAGCCCGAACGCCGTCGCAGCGCCGGGAAGAATGAGTGCGCTCAGTCGCGCAAATAGCCGTGCAGGCGTAGTAGGCGGATCGCCTCGAGCCGGTCACTCCCGGCGATCTGCATGATCGTCTCCGGCATCAACCGGACGCGGCCGCGCGTCGCGCCCGCTCTCGTCGCAAGCACGCGCTCACTGCCGACCTGCGCTGTCGTCATGCCGCGCCTGGCGTTCACGACCTGCGCCATGTCCGCGCCGTCACGGATGGACTGTGCGCCCGCCTTCGTGAAGATCCGCTCCTGCTGCGCCGCGTCGAGCGAGTCGAAGTAGGCGCGAGGGTCGGTCGTCAGGTGCCCGGCAGTCCGCTCCGTTGTTGGGATGTGTCGGCAGTCGCAGTTTGATACAATGAGACTGTTGGCAACGTGCCAACCTTCCGACGACGTTAGCGAGTAGACATGGCCCGCAAAATCCCGACGCACACGATGGACCACGCTATCGAGCTCTACTTGGCCGGAAAGCCGGTTCAGGAGATCAGAGCCGCGACTGGCGTAGCCCACAACACTCTGGCTCGTGAACGGTCCCGCCGGGGCATCCCACCTCGAGACCGAATCACCGTTCCGGATGGCGCGATCGTGAGGCAGTACGAGTCCGGCGCCAGCGAATACGCCCTGTCGCGCCAGTACGGCATCTCTCGACAGGCCATCCGGCGCCGCCTTGAGGCCGCTGGAGTGCATGTGCGTGGCACGAGCGAAGCGGGATTCGTGCGAGCCGCGCAGATGACCGAAGACGAGCGCAGAGCCCAGGCTGCTGCGGCCCACAAGGCTGCCCGTCAGCGCAAGGTCCCGCACATCGAGCTGCTCCGACGAGCTCTCACCAACGAGGCCAGCGGCGGACCGCAGAGCGACGGCGAGGCCCTCCTGGCCCGCCTGCTGAACGAACGTGGCGAGCACGTCACCCACCAGCGCGCCATCGGCACCAGCAACGTCGACCTGGCCGTCCTGCCCGTCGCCATGGAAGTCCTCGGGGGAGGATTCCACAGCTTCAAGGCCAAGCATGCCCAGCGAACGCCAGACATCCTCGATGCGGGTTGGCACCTGGTCATGGTCTGGAACTACGAGGGGCGTAGCGCCCTCGGGCCGGGTGCTGCGGACTACCTCGTCGCCTTCTTCGATGAGGTTCGCCGGAACCCACCCGCGACGAGTCAGTATCGGGTGATTGCCGGTAACGGGGAGCTCTTGACCGCTTGCGGTCGTGAGGACAACGAGTTCCCCCTCGTACCACCGCCGCGTGGCCTTCTCTGACGCAGGACCAGAGACGACAACCCCGGCGGGGAAGCAGTGCGGGTGGCGCTGGAACCCCTGGTTCCAGCGGTACTCCTTGCCCGCGAGGATCGCGCAGCGCGAGCACGACGGCGGCACGAGCATGCGCACGTACCCAGTCACCTTCGGGCGGGCCGCGATGCTCACCGCACCGCCTGCGCGCCCCGCGTCGCTGATCTGCGTCAACACTGCACGATCGAAGCTTCCCGCCGGCGCCTCGGGGCGGCTGACAGCCTGGAGCAGACCGAGCAAGTCACGGCCATCCGACGCGACACCGGCGAGCGCCGCAGCATCCACGGCGGCGATGGCCGGGGCGCGCACACCCTGCTCGTCAAGCATGTCCTGCGACGCCGTGACCGCATCCTGCGCGGCCTGCAGCTGCGCAAACGTGACGAGCGCAAGTGCCCGCTTGAGGTTGCCGCGCTGCTGCTCACGTCGAGCGCCGATCAGGCCGAGCGTCGCGATCCTGCGCTGACGCCGGTAGTGCTCAAGCGCCGACTGAAGCTGCACCATCGGATGTCTGCTTCGTCAGCGCCGACACGACCGGGTCGTTGGCGAGCGCGTCACGCTCCACCTTGCGCGCCTCGGCCGCGTCGTACTCCGCAACGGCCGCCGAGACCTCAGCCTCAGACCATCCGAGTAGCTTCTTCGCCGCCGTCTGCACGCCCATCCCGGACGCGACGAGCTTCTGCACGCCATCAGCGGCCGCAGACTCGATGCGCGTCTCCGGGTCACCCCAGCGCGGCTGCACGAGCGCCGTCGACGCAGGGTCCTCGATCATGAGGATGATCTGCATGAGCTTGCGCCACGCGACACCAAAGCTGCCGTACTGGCCCATGCTCTTGATGCGACGCACCATCGGCGCCTCATCCACCTTGAGCAGTTCCGCCGACATGTGCGACTTGAGGTCGAGCCGGTAGTACGACGAAGCGACCTTGGTGATTGAGCGGATCTGGCTCACCGCATGGTCGGACCACTCGACGAAGCTCGTCAGGCCCGCCGGGGTGAGCTGCCCGAACTCGGCGTCCTTGCTCGTCGTGATCCATACGTGATCGGCGCGCGGGTTGAACCCAAGCATGGGGCGGCCGTCCTTATCGAGGATCGGCTTTCCGTCCTTGTCCTTCGGCAGCTCGATGCCCTTGCCGAAGCGGATCGGGACGGCGCCGAAGTGCCCTGCGAAGACCATGAGGCCCTCGATGAGGTCGACGATGTCGCACAGGGACGCGATGGGCTCGATCTCGCTCGTCGGGTCGGCGAGCAGGCGCGCCTTGTGCGCAAACTCGACGACCGGGACGACCGGCAGGCGCGAGGGTACATCGGCGACGACCGCCCAGCGGCTCACGATGTTGGAGCCCTCCGGGTCGTGCTGCGCCATGTCGGCCTCGAGGAGGTCGACGGTGCGGCCGATCAGCCACAGGCGCGCAGTGCGCTGCCCCGTCCACTCGTTCACGCTGACCTTGAGTGCGGCGTCGACGTCGTACGGCGGGTGCTGCATGCGGTGTACGGCCATCTGCTCGGCCGCCTCGATGCCGACGACAGCGCGACCGTCAGCACTGCGGTCGATCTGCGCGAAGCTGACCCGCTTCACAAGCGCCTCACGGACAGCCTCGCGCTGCATCACGTCGAGGTCGTTTCCCTTGAAGGCGTAGTCGACGCGCTTCGCCGCAGCGGCGTCCTCAGAGTCGGCGCCGAGCACGGTCATGCGCTCCACGAGCGCGTCGACGCCGATGCCGGCCATGCCCACACGGGGCGGCTGCAGCTCAGAGCCGAGCGCGTCGACCTTCGAGCCGTACACCTCGCGGAACTCGCGCTCAATGAACGGCAGGACGTGCTCGTTGCGGTAGCGACGCTCGTACGGCGCCGCGTACCACGTCTGCTGCTGAATCTTCTCCTCGAGCAGGCGGACCCACTGCAGGATCGTCGGCATGGCCCGCCTCCTCTCACCACCCGAAGGTGAAGTGCTCTTCTGGCTCGTCCGACCAGCCCGCGGCGCGCGCGTCGGATGCTGCCTTGTGTGCCAGGACGGCGGTGATACCGGCGTCGATCTTGCGTGCCGCGTCAGGTTTCGCGGCGACGTAACGCCCCGAATTGCGGTGCTGCATGCGGATGTTCTCGATGTGCTGCGTCGTCACCGGACAGCCATCGTGCGTGAGGCGGCCGCTGCCGACGTCGGCGCGGAACTGCTCGAGCGCCTCGTGGATCGGCAGGGGACGGTATGTCGCCCACTTCAGGACGCGCTCATCGCCGTGCTCGTTGGCCCAGTCGATGATCTCCGACTCCCACAGTGGCGGGTCGCAGTACATGCGTTCCACGTCGAAGCGGCGGAACAGCTCGTGGACAGCTTCGGTGACGTCCGCCTTGACGATGCGCCCGCCGGTGTCCTCCGGGTTCCACGTCATGCCATTCGTCGGCGTGTTCGGCCATCGTGGCGTGAACAGCATCCCGTCGATCGTCTCGGCGCGAATGCACGTCCAGTCGCCCGTAGCTGACCCGTCGAACCCGGCACAGATGCGCGTACCCTCAGGCGGCTCCGGTAGCCACTGCACCAGCCCACGCACCTTCCCACGCGTCTGACGGCATCCAAGCGCCCTTCACCTCGACCAGACGCGATCCGAAGAATCGCTCAGCCTTCGCGCCGTCGCCCTTCGCGATCATGTCCGCGCACTCCGCCTCGATCGAGTCGACCGACACGTGCGGCGACCCCGAGTAGTTGTGCTCAAGGATCAGGCGCCGCTCGTTCTCCTTGTAGAAGTCGAGCTTCGCCGGCGGCGGTGCGTAGAACGTGAAGACGTCCGGCATGTTCGCCTCGTAGTCACGCTGCGCCACCGAGTTCTGCGACGGGTCCCACGCGTTCGTCGTGGTGAAGCCACGCCCACCCATGCCGGCCGCGCCACGACGCTGCGCTGAATCGACGCTCGCCATGCCGTTTCCGTCAGTGTGTGTGCCCGTCTCATCCTGTACGTACCCGCTGATCGGGTTACCGAGGCGAGACTGCGCGCTCGAGGTGACCGCGTCGATGCGGTCGAGCTCCGGGTCATCCTCATTCATGCCGACGATGCGGATGAACTCTTCACGCGGCGCGAGCAGCGGCGCGAGGCGTGAACCGGAGAACCGGATCATCGCCGTCAGCGGTCGCCAGATGTTGTCCACCTGATCCTGCGACGTCGCGAGCGCCTGGATGAGCGGCGACGGGTGACGCTCACCCATCGGCTCGCCAGGCTCGTAGGCGTACTCCCAGCCGCACGGGCAGCCGTTATCGCCGCATCGGTAGACGTCGCCCTCGCGAGCCCACCCGCAGAACTGGTCCGGGCCGACAGCCTGCACGATCAGCAGGCACGCTGCCCACGGGCCCTTGCCAACCTTCTGCGATGCAACGACGTCAGTGCGCCGGTACGTGAACGCCTGATTTCGCGGCGGGTCAGCAGGGTCGAACGTCGCGTCGCCGCGGACGCGGTAGTGGTTCGCGGTGCACCAGAACTGCCAGTCGTACTGGACGAACGGCTCCTTGCGCTTCCACCCGTCCGGGATCTGGCAATGCCGAGTGATCCACGCGTCGATCAGGTCGCCGAGCGTCGGGAAATCGACGACGCCGACCATCGACGAGCGCATCAGGTCGCCCTCAGGCGCCGCTCACGCTTCACCGGCTCAGCCTCAGCCCCAGCCTCGACAGGTCGATGCGCGGCACGCTCGGCGAGGTCATCGACCTTGATCTTCCAGCCGTTCTCAGCGAGCCCGGCCGGCGTCATGCCGATCTGATCCGCGAAGCGGTGAAGACTGCCCTTGTCGGCGGCCGTCGCATGCGACGACTCGCACAGCACAAACGTGCGCACCCACAGCGCGATCGTGTGCAGCCGCCACGACTCCGACGGCATCGACCACGCGCACGCCTGCGGCGTCGACCACGCCCACTCCCACAGCTCGGCCTCACGAGCAGCGACCTGCGCCGTCGCACCAGCATCAACCTGCGGACCATCGGGCGTCTTCTCGATCACCTCACGCCTCGGCAGCGGCCACGGCGGCACCGGGCCGTCGAAGCCCTCCGCCGGCAGCGCCGTCAGCGAGTAGCCGCGGCGCTCACTGCGCTCCGAGTTCGGGTCGGCCTGCGGGCCAGAGCGGTTACGAGCTCCACCTCGAGTCATGATCGAAACCTCCGGCAGCGTCGCGCTGCGTCAGCGGTGAACCGCCCAGCGTCGCGCCGGGCAGATGAATGAATATGCGGCCCATCTGGCCGTTTCGGACGTTTGAACCCTCCGCACCTCGAAGCCGCCTCACCCGCGGTGGACTCGCGAGGAGGGCCGAGGGGGTTACTGCCCCGTCGCCTGCATTGTTATGCGACTATGCGTTCGCGCCGACCGCCCGCCCTGAGCGCAGCGATGGTGTCATTCCCTGACCACCAGCCGTTGGCAACAAGGCGATCATGTCGACGCTGCACTCCTCGAGTGGCATTGCATGATGGGCAGCTCGGGACGAGGTTCTCGACTCTGTTGTCGTCGCGCACGCTGTTGAGGTGGTCGACCTGCAAGTTCTCAGGGTGTCCGACGGGGAGGAACCAGCTGACCGGGGTTGAGCACCAGTGGCAGGCATGCGTGCCCGGCCCGATGGCGTCGAACAGGACTGCACGGTGGACGTAGACACGGCCGCTCGACCGCGCAGTTGGATGGCCGGGCCGGTAGGTGCTGACGTACTTTGATTCGTCGTCGCGTGTCGAGAGGCGGGTCGCCACCCTGTTCGTGCTGCCGTGTCGGTACTGGCGGTGGTAGTGCATCTTGCACATGGCGCCGCCGCCCTTGTTTCGGCTTGGCTTTTCGCATCCTTCGACGGTGCAGGTAAGGTCGACCATGTCGTTCCCCTCCGATGGGAATGGCAAAGCCCCCGGCGAGTGCAATCGCACGGGGGCTTCCTTGTTGGTGTTCAGCTATGCGTCCGGTGCGGGCAGCCGGTGCGTCCGCTCGTTGCGTAGTCGCAAGGCGGGCATTCGGGGCCGTGCACGAGGCTTCGGTCGATGTCGCAGTGACCGAGTGTCCATGCGCCTTCGAGTGGCCGCGAGCATCGCCAGCAGTCGTACGTGTGGCCGGCAGCCATGCGGCGGGCATAGGCGCGGCGTGTGGCGTCGTAGGTGGCGGTGCCGAGTGGACTGATGACGGTGGCGCTGCCGTAGCCGCGCTCAGTCGTCGTGCCGCGCGCCTTGTCCCGCGCTCGCTCGTGCTGGTCGCACCTGCCACGTTTCCATTCGCCGATGCGCGGGCAGTCGAGGCAGGGCCGCTTCACTGCCTGCCCCACCTGCACTCATCCACGATGACGCCGCGCTCGGGCATCATGAGGTCTCGCATGTCCTGCTCGTGTCGCTGCTCGGCGTACGCGCGTTCGACGTCGGCCCAGTCGATGTGCTCGCGGTAGGTGTCACGCTTGCTCACGTCACTGCCCCCTGAATCCGATGTGCATCTCGGGCGGGTGGTAGTCGGGCGCCTGCTCGGCTTGCGTGTACGCGGTCTTGTCGTCGCACTGTTGCGGGTGCTCGTCAGGCTCGGGGCCGATGGTGAGCGACAGGTTGAACGTCCAGCGTCGACGCACGTGTCACCCACCCGTCTGTCGTCAGCCTCAGCAGGATGATGACGAGGCCAAGCCCCATGTCTGGCTGCCACTCAAGCGGTGGCAGCGTCACAGTGGGTAGCCGGTCAAGGCATCCCACGGCTCACCTCGGCGCGTGTCGCCCGTCGCATCGCCTGCTCTTCGTAGAGGTCAGCGATCGTGGGGAAGCGGTCGAAGTCGTCGACGCATAACGGGCGGCGCCTGCGGAATGCTCGTCCTGCCCTGTGCCAGGGCATCATCGTGTCTGCCACGCGCGCTCACCCCATTCACGTTGTGGCCGCAGCTCCCCGCCATTCCCTAGGGCGCGCGGGGTGTGTCACGCCATCCGCTGCGGCTTGCCGGATGGTGGGCCACACGCTGCGTCCGATGCCAGTGGCTAGGTGGGCGCGTGCGCGTGGACTTGGTCGACGTCCGGGCTGGCCTCGCCACGAGTAAGCCCGGACATGCGAAACGCCCCGGTCGCAATGACTCAGGGCGCTCGATTCTGGGGACGACAAATGTCCCGCAGTGAGAGGTTAAGTCCTGGCACGCCTCGTCGTCAAGTAGTCGATGCACGCGAAGTACCCGTACCGCTGCGGCCTGCTCTTGGAGTCGAGCGGGGTGAGAGTGCCGCGTGAGACGAGGCAGGTTATGCCGTGCTCGGTGAGGGTGAGGCCGTAATCGTCGTGGGCGAGCTGGATGAGTTCGCGCTTGGTGAGTGACGTCGGCACGGTGATTCCCATGCTCTCGGCCCAGTCCATCTGTGGCTGCTCGGTGCGGCAGCGGGTGCAGGACGCGAGGCGCCGGCCGGTGTCGTCGAAGGTGGCAGTGTCTCGGACGGTGCCGTCGCAGGTCGGGTCGGGACAGGGTCCGAGTGCTTGGCGCCGAACGAATGAGCCGTACACGCAGTGCTCGACGGCGTGCGCACAGTCTTCGAGTTCTTGCAGCGCGTCGCTGCCCGCTTCGTGCGATGCCATGAGGTCGCTGTGCTTGCGCAGGTAGGCGCACAGCCCGAGCGTGTCGTGCCCGTCGGGTGTCTGGTCGTCGAGCTGGTGGTCTTCGATGAGCACCTGAGCCCAGCCGCGTACCTGCCAGTTGACTTCCTGGCGGACGGCGACGATACGCAGGGTGCGGGGCGTGTCAGCGTCGGAGTCGTCGTCGTCGCTGAGTATGGGTGCGGTGCCACCGTGGTGGCTGCTCGAGGCGGGCGTGAGCATGTCGCCCCACAGCGACGTGATGGTGGCGAGGGCGGCGGTCATGCGGCCGGCGATCTGGGCGGGTGTCAGCGGTTCAGCAGTCACGGTGGGCGGGCCGTTCTGTGAGGTGGCGGGGCACGTTGGATTCTACCCGTCGCGTGTTGGATTCAACAGAAACGAACACGAGCGCCCCGCACGATGGCGGGGCGCTCGCGGTCATCCTCCCGCGTCGCACTTGCGGTCATCACGGTCGAGGAACGTCGAGCCGGTATCGACGTCACGGATGAGCGCGCGGCCGCTATCGGTGCACGACCAGTAGACCGACCCGCGATCGTGCGTCCACTCAGTGCCGGGCGAGTCGGGCGGGTTGACGTGGTCGAAGATGATGCGCGTACCGACCGCGACAGCAACGACGAGGAGCGCGAACCCCACGGCGGCGACGAAGGCGGAAGCCACGCGCAGGCCGAGCTGGTCGGGCGTGATGTTGTCACTCATCGGACGCCCATCGCCTCGTGATCGCGGCGACCTCCGAGATGTTGAGGAACCCCAACCCGACCCCGCCCTCCTGGTCTGTCCAGGTGAGCGACGTGAGTTCGCCGTTGAGCGGGGAGCGTCCTATCTGGAGCTCTTCGAGGTCGACCTCGATCGACGCTCCGCTCTTGAGAACGATCTGAACCTTCATCGGGTCTCCTCACATTCGGCACACACGACGCGCCCCTTCACGGAACGCACCCTCATAGATGCCCGCAGCGACTTCACCTCAGCGACGAGGGACATGACTGCCAACCCAGGGTTGGAATCGTCCAGTGCGATTCCTGCCGCCTGAACTTCTGTCACGTACCTCCTGGCCTCGCTATCGATGCTGTCGAGTTGGGCCGGGGTGAGAATCTCCAGCGCATCGGCACGCGCATCCTGCGCCACAAAGTCTGAAACTCCGCAACGCTCGCGAAGGCGACGTAGGTTCTCCTTGCGCGACACGACTTCAAGATGTTCCACGTTGACGCAATCAATGCGGCAGCAAAGATGGTCGATCGTCCAATCGGTTCCATCTGGCGCCGGTCCGTCCGGGATTGGGCCAACCGTTGCCACATAAATCGCCCGGTGGACGCGCCACTGCTCAGATAGGTAGCCAATAGAGGCATACCCACCACCAGTTCGATTCTTGCCGAGGAACTGGATGCAGCCATCGTCCAGTGTGATGCTGTTGTTGAGAACGCGGCGCCGTAACTTCTCATTCTC